ATAGGTATTGTCTTTATAAGTAATATCGTTTTCAGCGTCGATAGAACCAAGATACTTAACTACTTTATCATAATTAGAACCGCCTAAGATTGCATTATCATTTTCAGCGTAGTTTCCTAATACACTCTCGTTAGAATCAGTCGGCCTAAAATCAATCGCACCTAAGGCAGAAAGCCATTTAAAGAAGATTTTTTCAGCGTCTGATTGTAGAATGACTGGATCATAATCATCATCCCCTAAAAGAAGTTCTTCTAAATTAAGTGCGTAATTTTGAAAGGTTTGTGCGAAGTCAACATTCGGCATCGAAGCAACATAAGGCTGACCAGAAGCTTGTTTTAAATTAAGCTCATAATCAATCGTATTAGAACCGTTAACAGATTGGGTAAAGTCTGGTAAGTCCAGTAAAGCGTATTTACTAAACTCAAACTTAATATCTGGGTTGTTAAAGGCCCTAGTTATGTCTCTCGCTGAAGATGCGAACGCATACATCGTGCCACCTTGCGGCTGAGGTATTCTAACTAAAGGAGTAGCCATTTATCTTTTTATCAATTTTGTTTATTGGATTGTAGCTGCGTGCGAGCTAACTACGTACCATTTATCGCTAAAACATCTTAAAGTTACTGAAGAGTTTGCCGCATCTAAAGAAATAGAAGTAGCGCCTAAAGTAACACCTGCTCCGGTTAAAATTGAAACTGCAGCTGAAGCTGTAGATCCAACGATTACCGTTACTTCTTGACCGTCATCACCTGAAGGCAATGTAAAGGCCGCATCAACAAAATAAGTTGAAGCTTCAAGTGTAGTCGGCTGCAAAGTTGCAGTCGGAGCAACTGTGGTACCTACAACACCGCTCTTAATAACTTTACCACCCATTGTGATAGCATTATTAAATGCAAAGTCAGTGTTGATAACGCCACCGTTACCATTAACTTGGAGAAGGTTTAAGTTGTTTTGCGAAACAGTAATAGCCGCCGTTGTAATATTAGAAACTCCACTTAAAACCTGAGTTGTTGGGTTTAAGAGAGAAATTACACTAGCTAACTCATCGTTCAATAACTCAAAATTGGTATTGATAATTGGTCTTGACGAAGATACCGAGTCAGTACCTAAGATTTCAGTAATGTTTGCCATTTTCTTTGTTTATTTTACTTTTAACATGTTTCGTTTTACAACGTTCTTATTACCATATGTGTCTTCAGCTTCAAGTTCAATCGAGTAATATCCCGGATGTTTGAAAATGTATGTAAGCCACATATTATTATAGTATATATCAGTGATTTCTGGGTTAGTTATATTTTGAATTCTCCAAATAGCGTTCTTAGCGCCTGGAAATTTAGAAATATCAGTAGAAATCGTTACGTGAGTTGATCTTTCAACTTCAGCAAAACTCTTAAATACTCGAGTATCGTCCCATGTAGGATTGTAATGTACAACATGGGTTTCACCAGACACTGCTGAGTTACTAGATGGATTTGCTTTTACTATGTATACATTCGAGTAATCGTACGTATATGAGTATTCCCAACCAACTGCTAAAATAAATCTAAAAATATCTGAAGCCAGTGGATTCGTTCCATCGGTGTCCTCAAATATTGCATTGTAATTAAATTTACTAATAATAGGGTCAGTACTATCATTTAATTCATTCATAATAGCATTCCAACCACCAATATCAGAATAATTTGAGGGTGTTGGTGACGCAATAGTATGCGTTGCTGTAGTAACTTCTTTAGTAATTGGATTTGTATGCTCAATCACTAATTGATCGCCTTGTTCAATATGATCTATTTTAAAGCTCGCTGTTAAATCAGAACCAACTCTCATAGCTTTCCACCATAAGTGCTTAGTGTCATTCCATCTAAAATCACATTCATCCCATTGATATGGCCCAGTAGTTTCACTAAAACCATCTTCTGAGTAAATATCAAAGTATCTTCTAACGGTTGAGAATCTAACACCTTGATCATCTTCCATGTGAACGTAATTTGCTCTATCTAGAGTCAAATAAAGAGTAGCAATGCTATCATCAATCTTTGTCAAATTGTCTTGTGCAAAATCCCAATAACCACCACTTTCTCTCCAGTCTAAAACTTTATCATTCCAAGTAGTGTCTTCTTTCCACTTGTAAATACCATATAGTTCAAGTTCTTTGAGTCTAACGTCAATAAAGTCGTCCTTTCTATAATGTGATCTATGACCAAATAAGTCATATGTTCTAAACTCTACATTATATTTGCCACTATATGGTAAATTTAGAGGTAAAACTAAAAAGTCGTCGATTGGTCCTCTAAATGATTGATTGTATCCTCTTTCATGATTAGTAACGACCCATTCAACTTCATAAACCCAACGTTTCCACCAGTTATCCCATGTAACTTTAAGATTTGAGTTAGCGTCCATTGCATCTTCCCATGTAAAGTTAGCTTCATCCCAAATATCATCAAATGTCAAAGTACCGTCTAAAGTTACAGGAGCACCGATAGGAATATTTTGATTATATGAGTGTAACTCTCTGTTATAATAGGTTTCGTAAAATTCTTTATAGATCGATTTAAGTTCTATACGCTGGGCTTCAGTTAATTGATCTTCAGTCCCAGGAATCATGTTCAAGAATAAATCATAATTCGAAGTAAGATCGTTTTGATCTAGCATTGACTTTAAAACCATTGAGGTGTCCTCGATAAAAATAGGACGCTCTTTAGGGTGCATTTCAAATTTAATATCATGTCCTTCACTAAAGAAACCAATACCATTTTGAATGTTCCAAACATTTAGGTTTTTCTGAGCAAAGTAATCACCTTCGCCAGTAATATCAATAATCTTAGCATTAAGAGGTAAATACTCTCGCTGTAACTTATTTTTTAGACCGTATAATTTGATGATAACCTCATCTGGTGTATAGTCAAATACTTCATCAACATTCGGAATATCCCAGTAATCAAAGGTGCCATTAGGCTCATTTAATCTGTAAACTAAAGAGAATCTACTTGTCTTTTTAGTTGTGTTACTAGGTACTTTGAAGCGCATCTTCTTGCGGATCATCTCGCCTCTCTTAGATGCATTTGGCACTGGCACGGCATAGAGTTTACCAAAGCTATTGCTTGATTTATCTACATTGATCCAATACTCTTTAAGTGTAATTCTATCATAACCAAAAAAGTCGATCGCATTTAAAATAGCTTTATATGTGCCAACAAAAGGCTTAATGTTATGAAGTTCTAATAGTAGCTCCTTTCTTTTTTGATTAAGTAATACATAATCTGGTGACATTTCACTAATATCATGGTCCTTAAACAATAAAAAGTCGCCTTCATCTAATGTCGCACCAAAGTTTTGAAGTAGAGTTTTAAGTCTTTCATCTTCAGCCTCAACTTCACCATAAAATTGAATTGAAGCGATTAGAGTTTCTGTACCATTAACTGACTCATACACTTCCAATGTTCTTCTGTGTGGACCCTCTATTTTAGAGCTAAGTGCTATGTTTACTTGAAGTGCTACGTTTTGTTTTGTGTTTACTTCTCTAACACCATTCACATCAAATCCTGGAGAAACTGAGCTATCAATTAGATCATGTCTAACCTCGGTAAGATTTTCTATTTTATACATGCCATCATCTAATTTAGCTGAGTATAAAATAATATCTTGAGATTCGCCTAAGTCATTTTGTTTCCACTTAAAAACAAACTGGGTTGGATCAACTGATTCTGCAACTGGTGTATTCGGCGTTAAATCACCCAAATACTTACACTCTTCTAAAACAAAAAGGTTGACAGTTTCATATAATTGCACAGAAACTTCAGGCATGTAAATTCTACCGGCCCAAACGCCTTGTGAGTTTTTAACCAAGTTTAAATCTGTGGTTAACCCATTAAAAAATCTTAGGTTATTGTACATTATCTAATGTATTTGTCGTCTTTTTTCACAGTGTAGTTTTTATAACTCTTTAAAACTTTAACACCTTTTAATAGGTTAAAAATATAGTCATCAATAAAAACTAAAAAGTCATTTAAAGTTTGATTTCTAACAATGTGTCTTGAAAGCATTTTACCCATAAAAGACCCTTGTGTGTAATCATATCCCACATTTAATCTAGAGTCCTTTCTAGATTTGGTCTTATCATAGATCTTTGTTCTTTTATATAAAAATAGATTATCAAACATTATCTAAGTGCTTTTCTATTTCCAGCCTGTACTCTAGTGTAAATTGTTCTAGGCACAGGATTTCCGTCGAAGTTAATACTTAGTGCCGCTTCGGCGTTGATCAATACATCGTCAACGATTTCGTCTCCGTCTCTGTCTTGCCATCCGCCTCTAAATACAGCAACTTCTTCTTTTTCCATAATAATATCACCCCATTGATCAAGTCCCTTGACTGTTTCTGGAATAATAGTTGTTTCATCAACATCTACGGTTTCAACTTCTTCAATACGCTTAAAGAAAACGTATTTTTGTTTACCATTACCGACAGTTTCTAAAGTTACGGGCTCTTGTGGTACCACAGTTGTGGTTACAGATTCAAAATAACCAAGTCTTCTAGCAGTCTCTTCGGTTTCTGAAATAAATCTAACGTTAACGGCATCGATACCTTCAATCTCTTCTAAGATATACACAATATCAGATTTTGGTAATTTATCTCTTCTAGTAATATTTAATAAATATGTACTGATACGTTCTCTGATTTCAGTCGCAAGTTCTTCTTTAGTGAAACCCTCAAAGTATCTAATATTTACATCCATACTGTACTTTCTAATTTGAGGTTTAACAAAGACAACTTCAGTAGTTACCATTTGCTGACCGCTATCTTGAAGCACTTGATACATTTTGTCATACTCATTTTGATCAAAGAACATTTCTTGCTGTGGAATTGAGAAGTAGTCTTGACCACTTGCCAATTTCTTTCTAACATCAGGCACTGCGAAAATATAGATCACGTTATCGTCATCTAGGTATTGATCATCGGTTGTATTATATGCATCAATATATGAGAATAAACCATATCTTGATAGGAAATATTCGTAATTATCGGGTGTTGCTAAAACAAACGATTTACTAGCAAGCGGAGTCATAACTTTAGTAAAGACAGTTGACTCTTTGTCAGCGCCCATTTTTGGTGAAGACGTAATGGTTACATCTAAGAATTGGTTAAGATCGTGCATTTCGCCCAATGAATCTTCACCTTCAGCATCCCATTTAACAGTTAAGTCTGCGCCATCAGGTAAGTTACCGGTTGGTCCAACATGCTTAACATATTCAACTTCTATCTCAGAACCGCTTGGAGGCATCATACCAAATGCTTCATTACCAAAATAAATGTCTAACCCTCCAGAAATACCCGTTTTAAGTAAGTAGCCTTTTTCATTTCTTTGCAAATCATAAAGTGATTCGTGTTTAGTCCACTTTTCACCATTAACACTTACACTTACTTTACTGTGATCAGAAAGGCCTCGAGTTTGTACGTTAAATGATTGTAATGCAGTGCCTAAACCTGTAAACTTTTGTGACTCAAATTCACCTTGAATAATAGCGGTTTTAATTGATAATTTATTAGTTTTTTCTAGTCTAAATCTATCTTTATCAGTAAGCAACGTGTATATTAAACCGTTTGCATCAAACTTAAGTTTAGCTCTAGAGTCAATAGTTAAACCAGTACCTGCGATTTTACTAAAATCTGCACCTGGCTTCCATCTAAATTCAATTTCACCTGTCGCCGCAAAACCTCTAGTCGCATCATGACCAGTCAATCTTGAAAGTCCATAAATAGACTCAGGTTGTTGAGCAGTGTAAATGTTTTGTTCAACTGTAGCATCTTCGATATAGAACATAATCAATTCAGCTATCTCAGATAAGACTGAAAGAATTTGAGCAAATGGAGAAGCCTCAGTAAAAAGTGTGTTTGCACGCTTATAGACCCTAGTAATATAGGTTCTAGCATCGTCTCTAATTTGAGATGCAGAAGATCTAAGTGTGCTTAAAAATTTTAATTCAGCCATTTTACCTAATATTTATTTGTACTAAATATTTACTATCTATTGTAATATCTATGTACGCAATGTCTCTAACTTCACCTTTAAAAAAGCTAACCTTAGAAACAACATTATATTTGCCTGCCAATGGGCAGTAACTTCTTATTTGAGAATCTATTACATTTTTAATAGCCGACTCAGTTTGATTTAATTCATAAATCATATCTTCTAATGCACAACCAAAATCAGGTGATCCTAAAACGTCACCAGTATTAGTAAACAGTGTCGTCTCAATTTGAGTAATTAACTGCTCTATCTCGCCGTTGTTTTGAACTTGATCGGCTTGATAGTTAGGGTCGCCTATGTATTTAATGTAAAATTCCATTTATATATGTATCTGATTTTTTTAGCTGTGGAACATCCAATCGACTCCTTCGTCGCCTTTGATTTCTTCCTCAATCGCAGCTAATTCTTCATCACCCATATCTTTGATAGCACCGTAATCAAATTCAACATTACCAGGTAGCGCGAACTTAAAGATACCTAGCTTAGCCCCTAATGACTGTTTGATCTTAGCACTAATATATCTAAAGAAAATCTCATCATCGTAAAGGGCACAGTCTGGTAAAGTTTCATAAACCTCTAGAATAACATCGCCTTTAGGTGTATCACCCATAAACTTAAGCTCGCCTGTCAATCTTGAATACTGATAAGAAATAGGGTTTTCAAGAATCATTCTAGACATATCAGCTAAACTGGCATTTAGAACATAGTACTGTAATTCTTCTGCAGCTTCAGCTGGGCCTGAACCATCATACATACCTCTAAATAACATTTTTTCAATAGCAAAATCAGCACCACCTTGGAATCTCATATCCATTCCCATGCCAGTCGAATTCCAACCACTTGCCAAATCATGAACGCCATAGACTGAGTAAACAGCACCGCCGCCATCAACACCAGGGCCTGGCAAGTTTAATGTACGATTATTTTTAAAATACTCGCTACTAAAGACACTATTAGGAATATGGTAATAGTTTTCTTTTACTGAATCCTCATATTTTTTATAGAACCATTTTTTAGCTCTTTTAATAATGTTAACTACCTCTCTTTGTGGTAAATTAACAGGGACCATACAAGCGCCGGTAATCTCATCACCTATTTCGGTTAAAAATGCATTCAAACAGTTTTCACCAAAATCTCTAGGAGTAGTTAGATTATTTTCGCTACCGCTTCTAATTTCGCTCATCTTTTATTTTATTTTTTTACTTACTACCACTTCAGTAGTATCATCTATTCTCGCCTCTTTGCCTAAGAAACCTTCTCTATAAATACCTCCAACCATTTTGCCTCTAAAGACTCCGTCTCTACCGAATACAAAACAATTGGTTGCAGTTACGCTACCATGAACATAACATGATTCAACCTTACTGTCTTTTATTTCAGCACCTTGATACAAGTTACATCTTACAATCATAGAGCCTTCAACTGTACCACCATAAATAGAAGCATTCATTACGTTACCTCTAATTTCACAATCTATAAATTCAAAGCCATCGATGTTATATGCAGTTTTCATAACTCCATCTTTAACCTGAATTGTTGAATAATCAGAGTCATAGTTAATTGTACCGGCTTCTAAAGATCCGTCAACTATGAGATTTAATACTCGTTCTTTAATACGATCCCATTGTACCTTAATAATTTGATCATTATCCTGAAGGTCTACTAAAAGATTAATCTTAGGCCAATACTTATTAAGTTTCTTATAGTCTCTAAGCATCTCAACAAGTGGTAAATTCTTGTTTAAGATTCTTTTTAATTCTATTCTATTTTCAGGTGTAAATCTTGGATCATTACATGAATTCCAAACTTGTAAAATAAAACGATCTAAGAGGTGTAAAATGGCCTCTTTTTTCTCGTGGTAATTTTCACCACCTAGGTATCTAAACTCTAAATAGTTCTTCTCTTTTTTAGAGAAGTTAATGCCATAATATTTTGTGTCAGCAAATTTAAAGTTATTAGGTTCAATGTGATCTTCGTCAAACCAGTATGCCTCTCTTTTTGGCATAATCCACTTAATACTTTTAGCATATGTAGAATTTTCACGATTAGGGAAGAATTTGTATATTCTAGCCTCATCAAATTCCAAAATAAATTTTAGAGTGTTCATCTTAGAAATCATCGTAGGATCTTCTAAGTACTGATTATCAAATGAAACGTTTAAGTGAATACTGGCTCTATCGTTTGTATAGCCATTCTCTTTGATCCAATTAAGCATCTTAATGATGACAATCCTGGTATTTCTATAAGGCATTGCACCAGTAACCAGCTCGATAAGCCCTTTACCACCTGACATATCAGGTTCCAATTTAAAGACTTTATCATCAGGTTGAAAGTCTGAATGAGCTTTATCCTCTAGTTGAATCTTTCTTCCTAAAAGTTCAGATAATGACTTTTTGGTCTCTTCTAACTCTAGGTTGGAATAAAACTCGAACTCCACGCCCACGAGCGCAGAGTTCAAGAGTTGTTCCCTAGTAGAATTTTTATTTAGCTTTTGCATCTAAGAGTATGATATTACCGTTTGGATTATATATCACACTCTCGTTCGAGTTACTCAGGCATTTTAAGAAATACCTTCATCGCATCTTCGTCAATTCTAGTAATTTGTACCGTGATGTCGTCTCCTGGCCTAAATACAGACATTGTGTCTTCTCCTAATTCACTCACATGAAGTAAACCTGTTACGCCTTCTTCAATCGTAATGAACAGGCCATAATCTTTTTTAGTCTTAACTTTGGCTGTTACAACTGAAGGTATTTGATAACGAGAATTAATGTTCATCCAAGGATTATGTGCAACTTCAGTCTTTTGAGTTAACGTAATCTTTTTATGACTAACAATGTCCTTAACTTTAAATCTAATTTCATCTCCAGGTTTAATTTCTCTAGCCTTAAACTTAGCCATCGTTTCTTGATCTAAGTCATTAGAGTGAATCATACCAGTCAAACACTTGTTAAATTCAACAAAGACACCATATTTGGCAGTTCCTGTTACATTACCAACTTGCTCGTTTTCGATATTCTGTTTAAGATCTTCAATCGCATCTGGAATTAAGGCTTGTAAGTATTTTCTATGTGAAACTACTAATGTACCTCTTTCTGGTGAGAAACTAACAGGAACAACATACATCTCAGTGTCAACAATAGACGAGAAGTCGTGTAATTTATTGATTCCAGCCAATGAACCTGGCATAAAGCAATCAATACCTTGAATTCTAACAATGTAACCACCATTTTCGATCATATGAGAAACTCGACCGACCCAAGCTGTATCGCCTGATTCAACACCGTCTCTAAGATCCATAAATACCTTTTGCTTAACGCCACCACTAATAGATCCACTAATGTGTTCACCTGGTTGTACGTTAGTAATTAAGACAGCTGTCTCTTCACCAACAGACATTTGCTGTACTTCTGGTGTTTCTTTGTTATACTTAACGTAAACAAGTTCTCTGTAACCAATGTCAACGCTGATCCATTCCGTGCTGATACCAAAAATAGTTCCTTCGTGAATTTCACCTGGCAATACCTTAGTTTTGATATTGTCATAGTTATCTACATTACTGTAAATATCATAAAGTTCTTGGGCATAAGATTCTCTAGAATAGACTTTATCGCCCTTTCTAGTACGAATGTGCGGATTTGGGTTTCTAGTGTGAGATGGGCAAGTTGCTTCATATGCTTCCCACATAAAGTTGCCATCTGCGTCGTAAAATTCTGAATCTGTTGTAGATTGATCTTCTTCGTTTTTAAGTTGATCAATGTTATCGATATTTTCAGCTACTCTTTCTTCTACCTTGATGTTGAGTTCTTTAGTTTCGGCTGTAGCATCTCCGATTCTAGCTCTTTTCTTTTTTTCAGTCATTATTTTTTATATTAAAGGTGTAACATAATATATATCTCTTCACTTTTTAGAACACGACAGGTACAAAACCGACCATAGGCACTGGGCCAACTGGTGTTGGGATACCTCCTAAATAGATTAATTTAAACTCTAATAAGTGCATTGCATACGCAAAAGACAGGGCCGTTGCCACTGCAAATGCCGGCGGTTGAGGTGCTGGCAATTGACTAAATGTTTTACCAGTATTCCAAGCCCTTCTTAAGTTATTAGCTAATCGTTTTTTACCACCATAATAAATCGGTATATAAATACCAGTTAGAGGTGGGGGAATTAATGCAGGTGGCATTGAAGTAACGGGTTGAAATGGTTTTACAATACACAAATACCAATATGTGATAGTTATTTGTGCTAATTCTTCATATGGATCTCCACCTGGCCAACTATATGGTATATCGTTTTCAGGTTCATTCGCATCACATTCTTCAGCTTCTTGCTTTGCCTTTTCTGCTTGATAATATTGAAACTTAAAAAGTGTTCCACCTGTTTTTGGATCTATTGCTAAAAATTGATTTAAAGCCGCCTCAGGATCAGAAGCATCTGGACTAATACTACTTATGGCTGGTGGTATTTTAGACCATTTATTTTCATATTCATTTTTTACATACTTAAGATCAACATAAGAAGAGTCTTTATCCCACCATATAATTTTATAATTATCAATAATTACATTAGTTTCTTCTCCGTCTTCAACAATATTATTAGCATATGTGTAAAACGTTTTTTGAGCATCTCCATCATATGTAAAAAATGTTACTACATTATCAGTTAATATTTTAGGTCTTTTACTTTCAACTATTTTTGTTTTAGGTTGACCGTCGTCACCGATAGACTCATATGTACCACTTTCTCTATTATAAGAAACCTGTATTTTATATGGATCTAATGGACACAATTCTTCTTCACTAGAACTTAGTTCACTAGAACTCGGTTGTGGCATCGGCGTTGCCGCCTTTCTACCTCTGGACACTCTTTTATATAAATCTAGTTCAACATATGTTTTAATAATATCACCCTGCCAATCTTTTTCTACAACTTTATATGCTGGAAAAACGGTGTCCATAGCCTCTTTAACTACCCTAGAAACACCGTCTACTATAATTTTCCAATCGTATCCTGCGTTTTGAATATCGTTTCTAACGCCGCTTCTAACATTAGGATATGGAAATCTTTGTTTCCAACTAGAATTTGCACCAGCAATATCATATATTGTTAAATCTTTATAGTTTTGTTTACCCAAACTAGTGGCCCATCTAAGATACTTAAATTGATTATCTTTATTACTTATAGTATCAAATTTCTGTAGAATTCTATTTGCAAATATAGCTATAATATCATCATTTGATTCGTTACCATCTAAACAATGAAACTCAAAAAACTTAAACTTAAGTAAACCATATTTAGGATCGTTTTTATGATCTTCAATAAATTTATTAAACTTCTTAATTCTTTTCTTTTCTTCTTCTACTGGATCTGGCGGTTCGACTGGCTCTGGACAAAGTAAATCTGCATAGTCTGGGTGTGACTCTTTACCCATTGAAATAATATTACCATCTGCATCTTTTTGATCCATTAAGGGTAAATCACCCTCTTTTAACATTCTCTCAAATACTAGGCCATACCCATTTTTTAAAAACTCTTCGGCGGCTGGATTATTAATGTGAAACGCACCAACCGGAGTTTGAGCTGCATTTTTAACTGCATTAAGATAGTCTTGTGCTATTGCCACACCAAAATCATACCTACCACTCAATAGATTAGTACTTCCAATATTAGTAAAATCAGCAGGATTTGTTGCTAAATTAGCATTTACTGGATTGCCAGGCTTTACTGATTCTGCAAGTGCTTTACTCGGTGGAAAAACTTCAACTTGATCAGATCCAACCTTAGGCACTTCATATGATTGTGTAGCAAGTCCTCCTGGTTTTGTAAATTGTTGACTAGAGATAGTACTTGCTGCCGCTGATATAAATGTTGGCCAAATTACGGGCATGATTACTTACTCTTTTGTTGATAGTTAATATGTGTACTTGATAACCTGCCAACAGTTGTTGTTGTAGGTGGCATCGGAGGACCAGAAGGTCCAACGCCGGTTGGGTGAATATGTGCAACATAATCATCTAATAAAGCCTGCAACCAATCTTGTAAAGACTGACCTCTAACGGCCGGTTCAGTTTCATCTGCACCACTTTCACCAGTATTTGAGACAAATATATCACCCGAGTCTAAGAACATCTTAGCATCGGTGCTTATCTTAATAAAACCTTCTTCGTCAATTTGAATCATTGGACGCTCTTTAGCACCACTGCCTCGAGTAATCACTAAACCGTCTTCTGGCGAGTGATAGATGCGAAGATTTCTTTCAGCATCATATACTAAGCTTATCACATCATGTGGCTTATCAGAAGCTTCGAGAATGTCTGTCTTTAAGTCTTTGTTTTGATCAACTTGAAACCAATATTCAGGGTGATAGATGTTACCATTATCAAAGCGTACTGCTACAATATCACCAACTCTTGGCACTGCATGTGCACCGACTTGATCGCGATTCATTGGAGTGGCCCATGGAATTGCATCATCTGGCAAAAGGTCAAATTTACCGAATACTTTGACTCTACATCGACCTTTTAATAGTGGATCTTCGTTGATAACGACCTCACCAAGCCAATGCGTCTCTCTAAGATTGTCTTTGTAAAGTTCTTTATCATTCATGTACGTTATCGTTTATTGGATCGTCTCTATCTGGAGCGATCGGATCATATACTTTTTTAGGTGTAATATTACCATCTGGTGATGAGTCAAGTGCAAAGTTGTCTTTAGGATAAATGTTACCAGGGCTTAAGTCACCTGAACCCGGTCTACTTCTTTGACCAAATAGTTGGCCGGCTAAATTAGCCACAGCGTTAATACTACCAGCTTGAATTGCATCTTGAATAGAACCTATACCGCCCAATCCATGAACATTACCTAATAGTAGTCTACCTGCAACTGAATCAGCTAAACCACCAACAAACGTTGATGCTGCACCTCCAAAAAGTCCAGGTCCGCCGAAGACATTACCGATTTCACTATTAGATTCGGGGTTAAGTGCATTTTGAATACTCTTCTTTTTAGCATCAAACGCGTCTTTAACTTCTTGTGCTTTTTTGTTAGCAATATCTTGTACGGCTTGCTTAGGATCAAATGGCCCAGTCTGATAATCTGGAATCTTGCCAGGTACCGCTAAGCCTTCTGTTGCTTCATCTTCTGAAATATTAAAGCTTTGATCAAATTGCTTAACTGATTCCCAAAATATACCAATTTTAGGTTTTTTAAGTTCAGGATTTTTACCAAGATCTGCGAACATAGCACTAATATCATCAATACTAAATTCACAAAAATCAAATTGTAATCTAACAAATGGCTTAGCCGCTAGACCCATTTCAGTATTAAGTGGTGTATCATCTGGAGAAGCATAACTGCTTTGTCCTTTTGGATTATGATCACCAATGCGACCTCTAGAATCTGTGTTTCTGGCAGCAATATCCTGTTGAAATTGTCTAATCTCAGAAACAATCACATACATTCTAAAATGACGTAAATTTTTAGGGACAATTTCTACCCATCTATTAAAATCAAAAATAGCTCTTTTATAAAGATCCATTAATGCAATAGCGGTTAAGTCTACGTTTTCTTCAAGACACTCGATTTCTAATTTAGGCTTATTAGCTCCCCAAAAAGGCTCTTCTAAATTTTGGTACTGCATCGCAACTTCAACGCCGCCTAACGTTTGCCAAAACCATGGCATTTCTTTATTAATTCTTTGAAAGAGTTTAATAAAAGAACTTAGTCTATTTGAAAGAGATTTACCATATTCTCCGCCAACGACATTCTCTAAATATTGATTCGCTGCACCGTTAAACAAGGGCGACTCGTGCGAAATATAATCGAACATAAAAAACCAGCTCAAGTACGTAGGATCTTCATTGAACTTACGCAATTGAGAGCCTTTTCTAAATTCATTTCTATGTTTGCTAAAGTCCTCTTGCATTTACTATATATTCTAATTATTCAGGCGTCCTAAGATCTGCCATCTTAGTTGGCCATTCTCTTCTAATTAGTGTAACTTCTTGTGTTAGACCAACTAACGAGTCGTATGTAATATCAATATTTTCAATAATATAAAAGCCTGTTAAAAATCTATCCATCATTTGACTCGGTAAACCTTCTCCAGTGTCTTCACTTTTTAAGCCTAAACTTTGCTCGTTAAAACCTGCTTCTTCATGCTCCATTTTAGTCAATGTTGCATGCCCTATTTTTTGACCATCATAGTGGTACATTAATAACGGAATCTTTTGATATTTGTAGAGTGCTGGATTAAAACTATTTAGAGTCACTTTGACTTTCATCTTTTGTGTCTCCATTTCATTTTGCTTATTGTGCAATTTAGCAAAGACTGAGCTTGAGTGTACATTACCTAAACCATCTTCACCAGTATCTTGACGACCAATGTACTTATATTTTACATTGTCTTGATAGTCTTCTTCATCTCTTTTACCTTTTAGCGGTTCTTCAATATCTCTTAGATTAGTTGAGCTTAATGGTTCAATGTCGAATTGTTGTAAGCGCTCGCTATCTTCACCGTTATCATCATAAATCATAACGTTTCTCTTATTACCAGCCTTTAAACTAATTTTATTAGAATTGTTAATAATTTCAACTTCTTCTACATAAATGTTTAGCCCTTTTACTTCTAAGAAATTTGTTAATAAAAGTGGCATTTCTGCATTATCAGGATCTGGTCCATCTGCATTACCTCGTTCACCGTATGATTGTGATGATGAAGCTAAACTCTGTTGCAGTTCTTCAATTGATGGGTTGCTTGAGTTAAAGATTCTATTTACCTCTACATAATTTAAGTAATAGTATTGATCAATGTAATACTTTTGAAAAGCATCGTCGCTAATATATGAATCTTCAGCAATAGACTTAATAAACTCTAAATAAGTTTCATAAGCCTGAATTCTAGCCATAGTGTCATCTGTTTCATCGATGTTAGTGGCTAAACCTAATTTTAGTTCACGCGCTACCATTTCCATGTGATCTAGAGAACCTGCGTTGTCAAGCTTTTGACAGTTTTCACCAAATAGTTTAGGGATCTTTGCAATACCTTCCATTGTGATTAGTGCTGGAGCACCTTCAACGCCCTTGCTAGCAATAATATTAGTGATACTAAAGTCCATATGAATAGACTTAAACGTCTCTTGATTTTTAGAGTTAATTAAGAGTGTAAATACATCGCCGTCTCGAGGATATGAATCAACTTCAAAACCACTTTTAGTATCTTCAACTTCTACTACACACCTTGGCACCACACCACTTAGTGTTAGATCTACTGACCTAACTTGATTTCTACCGAACACATATTTATTAACCTTAATAAATGGCTCGATATTACCCATCTGCTTAGTGATTTTATCACCACCTTCTTCTTCACCGGCAGCATAAATCTTAATCTCAGTAGGCATCAAAGCCGGTTCTACGACCGCTAAAATATTGTGATCTAAATCCATCTATTATTATTTATTACAAGGGCTATCAGACGAATCTGAACTTCCTGAAGTATTATTACTACCTGCTGGAGAAGTGCCATCACCTTTATTTCCGCCAACCTCATCGGCTGTGTCAGTTTTGCCAGCACCGCCTGCACCATTACCACTTGAAG